ATTGTTTACTCCTGGAACTTTTGGTCAAGGATCAATAAAAGGTTCATCTAATCTTTTAAGGTTCGCTACTCAATCATACACTGGAGGAATGCAAGATCAGTTCTTAGCTGGCGCAGGTATAGCTGGATTGGCCTTGGAACCTCAAAGTGGTAGACTTACAATGTTTGGAAGGCGCAACAGTCCTGCTTTCCAAAGAGAACAAGACTCAAAACGTAAAGCTTTTGATTTATTTGCTCAGCAGTATTCTAAAGATGCAGATAGAAGAAGACAAAAAGAACAGAACAGCGGAAACCTTTTAGGATCTATTTTAGGTTTTGGTTTTTCTTTAGGAGCAAATGCTTTATTTGGTGGAGGTCTTTCTGGTATATTTAGCAAAGGTAAAGCAACAGGCGGAGCAATACCTTATTCTGCTGGCATAGATAGTGTCCCTGCGATGTTGTCGGGTGGAGAGTTTGTCATGAACGCGGCTGCCACTCAAAGGCTAGGAGCGGGTAACCTCGCAGCGCTAAACTCAGGTGGCGGTGTCGCCTCTGGCGACAACTCACAAATAGTTGGCAAACTAGATCAGCTTAATGAAACAATTGCTTCAAGCAATACTGAAATAAACATAACAGTAAACTCAAACGGAACAGAAAATACAGATTCACCTAACGCTCCACAACAACAAAGAAATCTAGCTACTAGAATTAAAGATGTTGTTCGCCAAGTTATTGAAGACGAAAAGAGATTAGGCGGATCACTTAGAATGGCGTAATGTTTGACACTAGACTAAATTCTGAATCTCATTTTTTTGTTTCTGGACAGCAGTTATCTGGTGTTGAGAGTTTAGATATTGGATACAATAACTCGGCATCTGTTTTAAATCCATTAGGATATACATCAGGTGTTACCTCGATATCAGGACCAACAAATCAAACAGTTTCTTTTTCTAGGAATCTAATTTATTCTGATCCTATTTTAAGTTATACAGGGTCAGATGCTATATCAGGAAGTCTAAATTACAATGGAAGCGCTTATGGTTTTGAAAGCGGTTACTTAACAAGTTATTCGGTTAATTGTGCAGTTGGTTCAATACCAAAAGTAAATACAAGCATTTCTGTTTATGATGAAATGGCTTCAGGCGTAGATATGTCTGGAGCTTTACCGACCACTATTGAAATACCAAGGCAAGGATCTATAACTGCGACTTGTGACAATACTACAACTAATAGAGTAGTAGGTTTTGATTATTCTTTAACAGTTAATAGAAAGCCTTATTATACGATAGGATCTGAAACTCCAGCTGAAGTTAAACTTGTACCACCAATAAACTATTCAGCATCAGTCCAACTTGAAGTTGACGATGCTTTCTTAGAGAGTGGTTATGCTTTTTTAGGTACTGGTAAAAATAGCAAGACAGTCAGCTTTACAATAAATGGAAGGGATGGAACCGCTCTTCAATCTTTAAGTATACCAAATGCTTGCTTGGTTGGAGAACAGATAAATACGTCGGCTGACGGCGCAATAAGATTAACCTTAAGCTACATGGGTCATAAATGAGCGAAGCATTATTTTACGATAGAACGAGAAATATATCTGGAGTTTCAGCGCCTGATGAGCTTTCAGGTTTATCGCTTACCCCTGTCTATGGTTCGCAGGTTACCTTTTCTTCTAAAGTTAACAGTTATCAAACAGACGATCATTACTATAACTTAATACCTCTATCTTTAAATAGTTTAACTGCAAACTATAAATTAAGATATGATGTCAATGAAAGTGGCGCTAGAAGTCTAGCTAACTTTTTTGAAAGCAAATCTGGCTATTTAGATTTTGAATTTACTCCTGATAATTCTGGAATATACAAAACTGTTTCTGGTTATTGTAATAACTACGCAATAAATTTTGTTAACAACCAACATTTCGAAGTTGCAGCTGACATTGCTATTGATGATGCTCCAACTTTATTAAACTGGTCTGGTAACAGTTTTACAAACATTCCTTTTAGAGATTATAACTATTCTATTTCTTATCAAAAATATGATGTTGTTTACACGGGCATAAATGAAAATAAATTAAATAATTTTTATTATTGCACTGGCGATCACACTAGCATTCAATCTAATTCACCTACAGGTGCATCTACAATGTGGACACAAAAGTTTTTCTTTAAGCCAGATATTGGAACTCAAAACGATGTGCAAATTAAAGTTGACGCTCCTGATTATAAAAACTCTTTTGTCAAAAGAATTTTACCTAAAGGAGAAACTAATATTTCAACTTTTGGGATGCAATATACATACTCTAATATTAACGACAAACAGTTAAAAAGTATGTTACAGTTTTTAGAAAATAAAGGAGGTTATAGAAGATTTGAACATCAAATACCTTCTGTTTATAATCAGCCAAAAGTTTATTACTGTCCAGAGTGGACTCATACTTGGAATTATCTTAACTCAAATACGCTGACAGTTAGTCTTGTAGAAGACCCACTGGGAGTATTGCCAACAGGAACATAAAATGAGCAGAAACATTCTTAAAAGTAATAATAGTTTTGTTGGATCATCTAATCTTGATGATAAGCAAGCTTTTCACACTGGTGATAAGAATTTAAATTTATTTAATTTAACTCAAACAGCTTCTTTTTCTGTTGACATAGCTCATGAAAGATTAAAACAATTAGGTATAGATGGTATTGGATCACTGGGATATAATACTGTAGAAGCACTGGTTAAACCAGAAGCTATGACTACAAGTATTACTAAAGATCCAATGACAGATACTGTTATTAAAGAACAAACTCCTACTGAGTTTGCAAGCATGCAATTAAAAGATTATTTAACTCCTAAACCTGATGAAGAGTTTGGAGAAGGTTCACAATACAGATTAAGATTAAATGATATTCAAAAACAAGCAGTTACTGCAACTGGATTAAATGCTAAATTTATTTCTAATCCAGATGGTTCTACAACTGTAACAGATATTGATGAAGCAAGTCAAAATAAATTTCAATTAGTTACTGAATATTCTAGTGATATGTTTGCTAAAGCTCCTAATAGAACTGATTATTTAAATATAGGAAATGAAGCTGCAACTAAAGTAACAGCACTTGAAAGTCTTGCTAAAAATGGTAATAATGCTATGACTAATTACTTTCAATCACATATACAAAAAGCACCAAAAGTAGATGGTAAAGTAGATTATACTAGTGAGGAAAAAGTATATCCATTAAATGATGGAACTATGGTTAATGCAAGAGAAGTTTTTGAAAGACAAAATGCAGATTTAATAAGAGCGTATATTATGGGGTCTGTAACTCAAAAAAACTTTATAAGAGAAAAATTTGATAAATCAGGCAGAGGTTATTCTGTGTTCTTTGATCAAATAGATGATGCTTTAGATCAGCAAGAAAATAGCTAATGGTCACAACAGAAGAATATTTAAAAAAGCTAGAGGGATATAGCAAAGATTCTGGACTTAAAGTCCCAGATAATATTGTGCCTATAGATGGAGATACTAGTGGTAATTTTAAATATACATTTAATAAAGATGATCCAAATAGCATGTATAAAGATTCTCTATTAAAAGATACAGCTAGAGCATATTACTATGAAAGAGATGGATTAAATTTTGAAAATGATACTGAGCTAGTAGATTATTTTATAAATGATAGAACTTGGAAACAAGCAAATAGTTACAGTATAGGTAAAGAATTAATATATGCTACATCTGATTCAACTAGTTTTGATCAAAAAAGAAGATTAAAATATTTAACAGAATACTGGGGAAACTTACCTAATTTTTGGCAAGATGGTGGTAGAGGCTATATAGATGGATTAATATCTAATTTATCTAGAGGTGTAGTAGACCCAACAAATATTATAGCACCAGGTATTGGTAGTCAAGTAATTAAACAAGCTGCAAAAACTGGTGGTAAGTATGCCTTAACAAAGGCAGTTGCTGCAGGTACTGGAGCACAAGCAGGTGTAGATGCAGTTATAGGTTCATCAGTAGATGCTATGGTGCAAAAGACTGAAAGAGAGCTAGGTTTAAGTCAAAGATTTGATATACAAAGAAATTTTACTGTTGCAACTTTATCAGGTGGAGCTAGTATAGTTCCAGGTTTACCTACATCATATTTTGGAGCTAAAGGTGCTATTGCTTCAGAAACATTAGATAAAGCATTTGAGTCTACTAAAAGAAAAGTATTTGATTACGCAGACCCTGTAAAAAATAATACACAAAAAATTTATGGCATAAAAGGTAATGTAGATGATATGATTTCTAGAAGTAAAAAAGTAGATGAAATATTACAAGAGTTATCAGATAAACCTACAGATACAATAACTAGAAAACTAAATGCATATTACAAAGATAAACCTGAAGATAGAGGAACATTAAAATTATCAGATAAAGAAATTAAATTATTAAAAAAGAAAGATAAAAGAATTGATCCTTTATTTCTAAGAGACCCAGGGGACTTTGCATATTCAAGTATAAGAATGCTAGCCG